TGCCTTCTGTCAGTGATGCAAGTGCAGTAGTAATGGGCTGTCAATATATTTTGTTTTGTGGTAAGACCGATGAAATCAGTGGCGCAGCCACTCGGGGGTTATAATGGCGACGACAACTACTACGCAAACTCAGACGCTTAATCCTTTCATTCAGGATATTCTGGCGCGTAACTACGGAGCCGCGCAGCAGGTTGCGTCGATCCCGTATCAGGCGTATGGCGGTCCTCGCATTGCCGCTTTCCGCCCAGCCGAAGAGCAGGCGTTCCAGACCGCGATCAACGCTGCGACCCAGCAAGTCGGGATGCCGCAGCTTCAGCAAGCCACCCAAGTTGCTCAGCGCGCAGCCGGATATACGCCGCAGCAGTTCCAGCAAGACGTGTCTGGGTTTATGTCCCCGTTCCAGACCAACGTCATCGACGCCACGATGGCTCGACTTGCTCAGAACCGCGCCGAGCGTGACGCTGCGACCAAGGCCCAGATGGCCGCATCGAAGGCATTCGGTAACGAACGCCGTGGCGTCTATGAAGCGCAGCTTGCAGCCGAACAGGATTTGAATACGGCTCAGACGTTGGCTGATCTCTATAATCGTGGGTACACGCAAGCCGCTGGATTTGCACAGGGTCTGCCAGCACAGCAACTTGCGGGTGCATCTGCTCTTGCGGGCTACGGCCAGCAGGCGCTTGGCAATCAGCAGGCATACGCCGCGATGCTTCAGGGCGCGGGTCAGGCTCAGCGCGGCATGGCTCAGCAGAACCTTGATCTGGCCTATAAGGACTTCCTCGAACAGCGCGGCTTCCCGCAGCAGCAGCTTCAGACGTTGCTTGCTGGCGCGAGTGGTCTCCCGTCTCCGGTTACGCAGACGACAACCTCACCGGGCCAGTCAACGCTCAGCCAGATTGGTTCAGCTGCCAGCGCGATTGGCGGTGTCCTTGATCTCTTCAAGAAGGGCTAATTAGATGGCCGATCCCAATGCGAACATGATGTCGCTGAAGCAGCTGTTAGCGTTTGATCCTACAGCGAACCTGCCGGGCGCAAATGTTATGCCGCAGGCTGTAGCTCAGCCGCAGCTTTCGCCAACGGCGCAGTACGTGCAGAACATGCAGGCGCTGATGAGCGGCGGGATTGGTAAGCTGTCAACCGGCGAGAAGCTGGGTGCGCTTGGTCAAATCCTTCAGGCCGCAGGTAGCCGTGGCGCTGCTGATCCGGCGGCTGTTCTCCAAAACGTACGCAACCAGCAGATGCAGAAGCTGAACGCTCAGTATCAGATCGCGCAGCTGCAGAAGAAGGAGCAGGAAGAAGCGCAGCAGCGTGCGTCTATCGAAAAATATAAGATTGCGCTAAAGCCGGATGAAATTAACGCGCTTGAAGGTTTGCCCCTTGAAAAGCAGGCGGATAAAGTTGCGGAGATTGCGTTCCGTCAAAAGCAACTATTTAGCCGCGACCGCGATCCCGTGACAGGCAATGTGCGACTGACATACAGCGGCGGTGATGTTGTCGTTACCGACCAGAAGATGCCTGCTAAGACACGTGAAATCGACGTCGGCGACGCTGTAGAAATTTACGATGAAGACACAAACAAGCTCGTCATGTCAGTACCGAAGCGCATGAACGCATACCAGATCGCGAGCCTTGGCCTCCAGCGTGAGCGTCTTGAGCAAGATCGCCGCACGAGCGGTGGCGATGGAGGCAAGGCCACGTCGTATCAGTTCCGCGAAGTTGCGGGCGGGGACATTGTGGCGTTCAACCCGAAGAACCCAACGCGGCAGATCAGGACCGGTCAGAAAGCCCCCAACAAAAATATGTTCGGGTTTGATCTAGGACTACCGCCTGCTGGTGGCAAACCGCTTATTCGTCGATAGGACTTTAGATGGCGCAGGCACCGCGTAAAGTAAGCATCGCCGATGTTCTGGGTTTCGGCGCTGAGCCGAAGCCTAGTCTAACACAGGGGTACCGCAAGGAGTTTGCCAAAATTCCACGCGGTTCTCCTATCGCGTCGATTACGCCTGCACGCAAAACGACATCCCAAAAAATTGCGCAGGCAATCACCCCCGATACGCGGGCCGGTGCTGAACTTGCGAACAATATCTCTAGCTTCCTCGATACGTTCACGCCGCTCGGTGTTGAAGAACCGTTGGTTGATGCACAAAGCGCGTATCAGCGTGGCGAGTATGGATCGGCTGCGGGCCTTGGCTCGTTGGCAATCCTCGGTATTATTCCGGGCGGTAAAGGCACGGGTAAAGTCGGCAAAGAAGTTGTCGAGACCGCAGCCGAACGCGCAGCGGTTAAGCTGACGCCAGAGATGGAAGCCATTGTTAAGGCCGCGCCTAACCCCGCGGCACTTATGCCGCCGTCTACCCCAGAAACCGGCGTGCCTGCTTTGGCTGCGATGGAGGCCAAGGGCCGGACGACGCCGCTTCCTGAAATCAAACTTAGCGATAAAGTCGCCAACTTTGCCGCAGACTACACCAATCTTGGTGGGCTTCAGCGCCCCGCCGACATGCCATTCTCTGAATTTTTCTACCGCCATTTCAAAGCGGGGACATTGCCAGAAGATCAGGTGTCCGAACTCGTTAAGAAATATGATCTGCAAGACGAAGACCTATTCGAACTTGTCACTGGTACACGGCAGGGCTTGGGCGACGCGGCGCGAGTTATGCAGCGGTTCAGCATCGCTAGCCGGTACGTTCCCAAAGAAGCCGCCGACATCGCCAAACTAGGTCTCGAACAGGCAGATGATCTTGGCTTCTGGAAGCGGTTCTCGAACGCTTATCGTGGCGCACTTGTGTCTAATGTCGCCACGACAATGCGTAACAATATCTCGACCTTGGTTCGGGTACCTATCGATGCCGCGGTTAACCTGACGGACACCGCCATCAACGCGGCGATCAATCCGTTCCGTACAGAAAAAGTTGGCGTTAATCCGTTTGATGCTTTTGCAATGATTACGGATCGGTTCAAGCCTGCACAAAACTCAAAATTCTATGAGCAACTTCGCAACGTCCAACCGGAAATACATAAAGAATTGGGCGCTACCTATGCTGCGGATGTGGCGCGGGTCACGAAAAAAGACGCGTTCTCAAAAGTCGAGAAGGCCGTTGATGTCGCCAACCTACTGAACCGCGTGTCTGAAACCGCTACACGTAAAGCGGTGCTGCCTGTTATGCTGCGCCGAGAGGCGACAAAGGCGGGCCTTAACTTCGACGATCTGGTTCAGAACGAAACGCTGAACATGATACCTGAAGACGCGTGGAAGCGTGCGCTCGATGATACTCTTAGCTTCACCTACTCGGGTCGCTCCGAAGTGGCGGATGGGGTGAGCCGTATCCTTGATAAGATGGGCAAGGTCGGTACCGTTGCCCGCGTTGTCGGCACAACGATTATGCCGTTTCCGCGCTTCATGATGAACGCCATGAAGTTCCAGTTCGACTACAGCCCGGCTGGGTTGGCGCGTGTCTTTACGCCAACAGAAATCAAAAAAATTGCAGCGGGTGACACCAGCACTTTGTCGAAGGGGCTGATTGGCTCGACCATGTTGTATGGCGCGTATCAGTTTCGCAACAGCGAAAACGCTGGTGAGAAGTGGTACGAAGGCCGCACGCCGGACGGCAAGACTGTTGATCTGCGTCCGTACTTCCCTGCCGCGCCGTATCTTCTTGTCGCCGACGTTATCAAACGTGCGCAGGATGGCACTCTCGATCAGGCGTTTCAGACATCCGACATCCTTCAGGGCCTGTCGGGTGCGCAGTTCCGCGCAGGCACGGGGCTGTACGTGACCGACCAGCTGCTGAAAGATTTGTCAGGTGCGGGCGGCAACTTGGACAAGGCCAAGAGCATTGCGACGAATTGGCTGGCCGATGTTGGTGCTGGCTTCCTGTCGCCGTTCCAGCAGTTCAAAGACTTCTACGCTCAGTACGACCCCGAGCAGGCAGTGTATCGTGACACGAAGGACAGCGCGCTGGGCACATTGCTCCGCACAGTTCCCGGTGCGCAGACCGCTCTTGGTCTTCCGGCAGCGGAAAGCCCGACACGCGAAGGCCCGATGACCACTGAAAGCCCGGCGTTGCGTCAGCTTCTCGGGGCTACGATCCGTCCGGCCAAGAACATTGTCGAGAGCGAGTTGGATCGCCTTGGGTTGACGTCGTATGATGTTGGTTCGAAGACCGGAGAAGTGGCCATCGACCGGCTCGTTAACCGTGATCTCGGTATCATCGCCGAACGCGGCATCGTTCCGCTTCTGCAGACCCCCGAGTATCAGCAGCTGGACAATGTAGGTAAGTCCGCCGCGATCAAGGATATTTTTGCCAAAGCACGCGAAGCTGCCAACGCTAAGTTCACCGCAGAAAACCCAGAACTTTCAATGCTGAAAAAGTTCAAGGGCATGAAGCGTGAAGAGAAGATGATGCTCAATCGCCAAGTCGAAGCCAGCACCGGCATGAGTGCGCCAGAACTTCTTCGTCAGCTGAACGAAGCCCCGCTGATGAAGAGCCAAGCGCAGTACGATGCGCTGCCCGACGGCACAAAGTTCACTGATCCCGGCGACTATAAAGTCTACACGAAAGGCGAGTAATGGCCAAGAAGACTAGCGTAAAGGAAAAGGCGTGGACGCCGCAACCAAAAGCGAAGCGTCGCCACAAAGCCGACGGGCTTCGCCATCGTAAGTCTTTGGGGCCACGCAGCAACTTGCGGTCGAGACCATAATAATATAGGCACAACCCATGAATTTCATGGGCATTGACCCCGGCGCGTTCGGGGCTGTTGCTATTCTGGATAAGGATAGCCGAGCACTTGTCATCATCGACATGCCCACATTGAAGGTCAAGCGCGGGCCGCGTGTTGTCAATCAAGTTGACGGGCACATGCTGGCCGATGCGTTACGACCACACGTAACTCCCGACACCACCGCCATAATTGAAAAGGTTCACGCCATGCCGGGCCAAGGCGTGTCGTCCATGTTCAGCTTTGGCCGGGCAGCGGGGATCGTCGAAGGCGTGCTGGCTGGATTGTCCGTACCTTTTGAGTTGATCCCGCCTGCGACTTGGACTAAATCTATGCGCACGTTCGGAGGGAAGGACGGCAGTCGTCAGCGGGCACAAGAGTTGTTCCCGGATTACGCCCATCTCTTTGCACGTAAGAAGGACGACGGACGGGCCGAAGCCGCGCTTCTCGCCTGTTACGCCGCAGAGAGGGAAAATGAACCACCTATTCGATTACCAAAAAGTCGGCGCAGACTTTCTCTGTAACAACCCGGCTGCGTTCCTTGCGGATGAGCAAGGGCTAGGAAAGACGCTTCAGGTTATCGCTGCGTGCGATACGCTGGGCATAACGAAAGTCGTGGTGATCTGTCCGGCCATTGCCAAGATCAACTGGCGTCGTGAGTTCGAGCGATGGGGAACCGTCGAGCGCGAAGTCAAGGTGTTCAGCTACGACAAGATCACTCAGTCGAAAGAGGTGCGCAATGAGATTGCCAAATTTGAGCCTGACGTTCTGGTTCTGGATGAAGCGCATTATCTCAAGAACCGTACTGCTAAGCGCACAAAGTTTATATACGGTCAGTATTGCCGCGGTGATGGTCTTGTCCGTTTCGCTGATCGTGTTTGGCTTCTTAGCGGTACTCCCATTCCTAATAACGTCAGTGATTTTTGGACGCATCTCAAAGCAATTTGGAAGTACCCTCTAAACTTCACCGACTTTACGACCTATTTCTGCAAGACATGGAACGGCCAGTTCGGCCTTCAGGTTCTCGGCAACAAGGCCGAGCGCATGGCCGAGTTCAAGACCGTGCTGAAAGCGATGATGCTCCGGCGCAGGGGAGAGATCGTGCTGAAGGATTTGCCGCCTATCTGGTGGCAGGATACCCCGGTCGAGATTGATAATTGGAGCGACAGGGTACACCTCGACGACCCGCGCCAAGCCGAAGCGGTCGATATGATCCTCGCGCACTCCCTAACAAATCAGGACTTGGCTTCCGAGATTGCAAGCATCGCGCCTCACATTGCGTCATTAAGGCGGCTGACGGGTGTGGCCAAGGCAGCGCCCATCGCCACACAGATAGCGGGCGAATTGCGAGATGAAGCCTACGATAAAATCGTGGTCTTTGCTTACCACACCGACGCGATCCAGACGCTGTACGATAAGCTCAAAGAGTTTAACCCAGTGGTGGTGGCGGGCGGTATGCCGACGGCTGATCGTCAAGCGGCGATTGACAACTTCCAGACCGACCCGAAGGTGCGCGTCTTCATCGGCCAGATCACGGCGTGTTCAACCGCGATCACGCTGACAGCCGCAAGCCAAGTGGCGTTCGTTGAGATGGATTGGGTACCGGCAACCAACGCGCAGGCGGCTAAGCGTTGCCATCGTATCGGCCAGACAAAGCCCGTGATTGTTCGGACGTTCGGCCTCGTCAATTCTGTTGATGAGATTGTGGCTAAGACCCTAGCCAAGAAAGCCCAGATGATTTCCGAGGCTTTAGATTAAGAAGGGCCGGGGCGACTTCCAAACTCCCCGGCCCTTCCCTTCACTTAGAGCAAATCGTCAAGGTCCGAGATGTCTGCAGACGGACGTTCCGTGGCAGTAAACTCGTCTGCGGCTGACAGTCGGCCATCCATACGTGGGCCGTCACCCACCTTCTGAAGATTGCCAAGTGAAAAGGCAACGCCATTGTTGCCGTTGACGCTGTACGCGTAAGCGCGCAGCGAGGCACGGACCTTTGCCCCCGGATAAATTTCCTTGGGGTCCGTGATCGGAGCAGGCTTGCCGTTCTCGCCAGCAAACTTGCTGACGACACCGGGCTGCTGCTTGGATTTGACATTCATGAAGACCGACCCTTCCGGGTAGCCCTTCTCTTCGCCGTCGTTGCGGAAAGGCATACGGATTTTACCGCCTTCCAGCAAAGCCTTGGTCTTGTCCCCCCACTTCTCTTTCGCCACAGCCGCAGCTGTCGCCTTCAGTTCCGACATGTCAGTGCCGTCAGGGAAAACGAGGCAGCAGGAATAGACTGGCTCACTTGCGCCCGGCGGGGTCTGCGGTTCAAAGACGTGCGGGTAGGAGATAACGGCTTCAGGCGTAATAACTTTTGACATCGGTGTTTCCTTATTCAGCGGTAAAATCGTCTGCTGCCAACGAGGCAACAGCCGGGCGATTGTCTGTATCAGCGACCATAGATGTGCCGGTTGATACAGCCATGACGAGCGTCGTCGGCAGGTTCTTCTTGCCCACGATACGCTCGATCTGCGATGGCGACTTCAACTTCTTTTCGTAGATGTCGTCGTCATCGAGACCTTCTTCTGTGGCCCAAGCCACAAACTCTTCCTCTGCACGCCAGCGGCGGGTGGGGCGTTTCTCTACCAGTTTGTAACCGGGAAGCGCCCCACCACTTTCTAGAATATAATTTGCATGGCGGCGTATAGACTTGATCCACTCTTCGATCAGCGGAACCTTCTCCAGATAGTCGGCAATCTCGGCTGGGGTGAGATCGTTGACGTCCTTCACCGCGCCGAACTCATCCTGCGCGACAGCCAGCGCGTCGTTCCGCAGGGCCGAGCAAGTGCCCGCTGCCTTGCAGAATTTGCAGTGATCGCCAGCGATACGCGGTGCGTTTGGCTGCAGCGACGCGTGCGCTGCGTCGATCAGTTCGGTTCCAAAGTCCATAATCTCGTCGCGGCTGTAGCTATACTGCCGCACCGGACCGTCGGGGTGCATGGCGCGTGGCTGGATAACAACCGTGATAACCTTGTTGACCGGAGCCTTATCTCCAATCTCAAGGATCGCACCGAGCGCATAGTATTTAAGCTGCGCGTTATCCTCGACTTCGACCGCTACCCCTTGGCCGTGCTTATAATCCAGCACGTAGAGCGTCCCGCTCTCTTTGCCGTAGATGATGCAGTCAGCCGTTCCGAACATCGGCATGGGCGGGTCCAGCTTGTCGAGGCTGAAGCGTTTCTCATAGCGGCACAGGCTTGGTTCCGTCAGCGCCGTTGCGCGGATGTGGTCGATGTAGACCTGCACCGCACGCGCCATGTTGTCGTCAACCTTGTGGCCGTTATGCTCTTCGCCAATGAAGGCGAAGGCATCTTCATGTCCATTGACTAAGCAGAACTCGCCAAGCTCATGCGCGGCTGTGCCAAGCTCCGCGTAGGGCGAACTCTCGTCAGGGAACGGAGCCTCGGCTTCAAGAGAACCGGGGCAGTTCATGCGGCGCTTCGCATTCGACGCGCCGAACTTAGCGTGTGCTGTCATTCTACAACCTCCTTACCGCGTACCCAATGGATAATAACATCGCCCGGCTTCTTGGCGGTATGGATGATAACCGCAGGCTTGATGCTCTTGAGACGCAGATAGTCCTTATAGCTACGATACTTCTTCATTTCCGGTACCTCTTCCCTTCTTTACCTTCAGCGTTGATCGGGCAACCATCGGCCCAAGCGGGCACGTGTGTCATTATCTCGATCATCTCATCAAGCGAACCGTATCCTTCCGGTACTTCGCAGATGATTTCATCGTGTACGGACAGGATGACGGGATAGCCCTTCATTTCCAGCGCCATCATGGCCACGGCCATCATATCGCGGGCGGTTGCCTGCACCACGTTTTCCGTCAGCAGCCCGCCCCAGATAATCTGCGACGTCCACTGACGCGTCACGCTGTTCAGCGTATCGACCTGCGCGGTATCGCGCATCGCCCCCCAAGGCGTCTCTCGCTGAATGATGCGGGGATTGTGGTACGTAAGCGACCGCCCGCTTGGTAATGGAAGTTCGACCGACCTAACCCGGCCTGCTTCCTTCACCATCTCTACAAAATCATTCTCAACATCCCGCCAATACTGCGCGATCATGTTGTTCTTCTCGCGGTACACGGACACAATGCGCTTGGCTTCGTCCTCGTCTACCTTGATCCCCATTGTGGCGCACTGCTCGGCGAAGCGTTTGCCGCCCATGCCGTAGCCGCAACCCAAGATCGCCATTTTCCCAACCTGCCGCTGTGCGTCAGTGACGCACCCCGCGTCCACGTTGTAGATGGCTGATGCCATTTCTTTGTACACGTCTCCCCCCTTTCGGAACGTCTCAACGAGATCGTTCTGCCCTGCAACCCACGCCAACACGCGGGCTTCAATTGCCGAATAGTCGGCAAACATAAGCCGATGGTCGTCATCGGCAATCAGCATCGAACGCAACAGATCGGACGCCAGAACCGTACCGGCCCCATGCTCCGACACGTCCTCACCCGCCTTGAGTTTGGCGATGATCTCGTCCAACTCCGCTTGTTTCTTTTGCGGGCGGGGAAAGTTCTGCGGCTGCACCAGCTTGCCGGACCAGCGCCCAGTAGCCGCACCGTGATAAACGAGAAGGCCGCGCATCCGTCCGTCGGCGTTTGCCGCATGCAGCATCGCGTCATACTTGGCGGTGCTGGACTTCGCGCCGTTCTGCCGGAGCAGTAGGACTTCGCGGATCACAGGATGCAGCCGATCAAAGGTCAGCAACCGAGCAACCGTCTGCTTGTCAACGGACTTGGTGTTAATCCCATAGCTGTTAAGCCAAGCAACCAAGTCCATGCCGTTGGTCGCAGCCTTGACCGCACCTTTTGTCAGACGCTGAATGTCAGCGTCGATCTGATCGCCCGACCTCTCAGCCAGAGCCTTGACGAGATGCACTAATTCAACGTCCAGCTTCACGCCCCTGTCGTTGATGCGCTGATCAAGTTGGTAGAGACGGCGTTCACTGTCGGGCATTGCGTGCAGTGTCTCGGCGACGGAGAGTTCCGTCCGCACGTCCTGTTCGCAATACGCTACAAGCGTATCGACCTTATCCTTGGTGTTCCACCATGTGTAACTGCCGTCGGCGTTCACCTTACGTGGCCGTGCCATGCGGAGCATAAGCGCCGCGCCCGCTTTATCCTTCTGTTCTTCAACACCAAGAACGGCAGCGGCTTGGCCAAGCGCACGCGGCAAGCCCATCGCGCTGGCCTGCGCCATTGTGCAGCGCCACTGATTGATCTTGGTACGTGGCCACTGATAACGAGACACCATAATGGTGTTCCAGATCGTGCGTTCGAAGTTGGCGTTCCATGCTGAGAGCAGCCCGCCTTCAACGATCCAGTCTTCAAGGCGTGTGTCTATCGGTTCGCCGGGCATCCAGACCTGAACCTCATCAGCCCACGGTGCTTTGTAAGCCATGCACCAGATGTCAGTGTCGAGATCAGCGGCGTACTTATAGACGCCAGTCTTGCGGAGATCGACGGCGCTACGCGTCTCAAAGTCGATGCTCACTACCATGTTCGTTCCCTCTTTTTCGTCGGTGTCACGTTTGCTTTCCCCGTAGCTGGCACAAGTCGCATATCCGCGTCAACAAAAAAAAGTTCTTGCATCGGAATATCGACCTGTGCCACCCAAGGGCTGCAACGAGGAATGCAAGGGAGATTATGGCTAACAGGATTAATGAGTGGCGACCCGAAGAGGACGCTAAACTCAAGGAACTTTACGAGAATAACCTGATGCCCGCGCAGATCGCACGGGCGATTGGCCGTACCGTTAGTGCGGTCGATAGTCGGCGTAGAAAACTAGGTTTGACGCGGGAGTTTGTCATGGAAGTGGCACCTCCCCCAGAGGATTTAGCGGAGAGGATAAAGACTATGAACGTAAGTCAGCTTGCTCAGTTCTATAACCGCGCAACTTCTGTGATCGTTCGCTGGATGCGGGAACTCCAACTCACGCGGCAAGTGGTCGGCGTGAGGAAGAAAGCTGTCCCAGCGAACTTAGCACAGACAGCCGAGGTGATGACGCAGGCGGAACTATCCCGGCTGTACAACACCGACCCGAGAACAATTCGGGGCTGGCTTCAGGAAGCTAAAGTCGCAGCGGTCACGACGCAGGAGCGCAACGCACAACTCACCAAGCCCGATCCGGTTAAGGCGGAGCCAGCGGTTGAGGTTCCCCGTCGAGAGTTTAACGGTCGTACAAAGCTGATCGCGGTAGAGGCGGCACAGTTTCTGCGCCGGTCTCATCAGTCGGTACATCGCGCTGACATTCAGATGTACGAGCATACCTCCCAGACATGGGGCGACGTTCACAATGTGGCCCATCGTGGGGTCAATCAGTATTTTGTCGCAGGAAAAGGCGTGATGTGGTTCGATGACCTCATTGTCTACGCTGAGACAAAAGGGTTTAAAATCAAGGAGTTAATCTAATGGTACGTCCTACAAAACCTATTGAGGCAGAAACGCCTGTCGTGAATGAGAAAGAAGCAATCATTGCGTGGCTTCGCTCTGGCAAGATGAACATGTTCGAACGTAACACACGTTGGCTGGCGGATCGTATTGCGGAAGGGGATCATTTGAAATGATTGAGATTTACGCCATCGGAGGCTTCGTGCTGGGTGCTACCACTGGCTTTGGTATCGCCAACGCAGGGATGAAGCGCAAACTTGAGGAACTGCAGAGCGAGTATGACACGCTGGTTGACCGCGACCCCAAGACCGGGCGCTTCGTCAAATCTATGCGTAAGCTGGAGAGGAAGTAACATGAACAGAGAATTGGTATGGCAGTTGGCCGGATGGGTCGCACGCAACGCGCAAGGCTACACCCTCCAAGACGGCGAAAAGATTTTTATCGAAGGTAAGATTGATGCCTATGAGCTTCTGCTATATGCCCAGTCGCTCTTAGCCGGTCGAACCACAGAGGAAATCCATGAAGCAAACAAGCAAGCCTACACTGGCAGGGCAAACGTAGGTCGTGGCGATGACAGCCAATGACCCCGCAGCAGAAGAACGCCGCATGTGCGTCGAGTACATTGAGTTCCGAGCCAACAGAGCGCGCACCCATGACGTGAAGGTGGCGCTGCTTGTGTTGGCTTCGGACTTGGCAGCGGAGCTTCATCTACCGGAGGGTCTAAGTAATGGACAAGATCAAGTGGGATAAGGATGAAGAAAAAGTACAGTTCGTCCCAATATTCTTAATCGGTTTTGAAGAAGACTTCCGACACGGCGTAGTTGGCGTGCTGCCTGCCTACGAGAAGATGAATGAGGTCGAACCGGCGTTCGCGTTGTATGCGATAGACGCAGCCGTCGAGATGCTGATGCAGAAGCGGGACCTAATCGAAAAGAGGGAAGTACACTGATGAAATTTAAAACGCTGTACGAGATCGGCTTCACCGATCTGGTGTCCGTCATCCCGCCGAACGCTGAGTTGTCGGCCATGTCCAAAATTCAAGCGGATCAGGCAGGCAAAGCGCCCGGTCGGCAGAACGCACAGGGTACATGGGGCGGGTATGGCTGGCAGGACTATACGCCGACGCCGAATGACGTGGAACGGTGGGACCGGAGCCACGCTAATATCGGCTTGAAGGCAAGCAAATACCCTGCGGTTGACATTGATGTTGTCAACGAGGGGCTGGCTCGGGTCATTGGGGATATGGCGGTCAAGGCATTGGGCAAAGCCCCGATCCGCATTGGTCGTTACCCCAAGCGGCTGCTTATGTACCGGACGGACGACAAGATCGGGCGTATGCAGGTGCGGTTCCGTGACGGCATGGGCGTCGAGCAGCTTGTAGAATTTCTAGGGGACGGGCAGCAATACGTCATCGCCGGTATCCATCCTATCACCAAGGAACCTTACAGTCTCGATGTGGACTTGGAGGTACGTGGCCCTGCTGGGTTGAAGCTGGTCACGCGGGAGAAGATCGAGCAGTTCTTTGCTGACCTGACCGAGACGTTGGAGATGATGGGCTGCGAGATTATCCATGCGGATAAGACAGCACAGAAGGCGGTCGAACGGCAGTCGGTCAATCAGGCGTCGCTCATCGCGCCGAGTGTAAGCCATGTCTTGGCTGCAGTCACGGCTATCCCGAACACGACAGAGAACTTCCCTGACCGCGACGACTATATTCGCATGGGCTATGCGATCAAGGCTGCGTGCGGCCCTGACCATGAGCCGGACGCGTTCGAGATTTTCGCAGGCTGGGCCGAGCGTTGGGAAGACGGGGTTAACAGCCTCGACACTATCGAAGCCGACTTCGGGCGTATGCACCCACCCTATGAGCTTGGCTGGGACTGGCTGGCTGGGAAGGCGTCGGAGTTTGGGTATAAGCGCGAGGTCGATGAGTTCGACGTCACGGACTTCAGCGATGACGACTTCGGTGTTGTCGCGTCTGCCGGTGAGACGCCGATTGAGTATAGCGACATCGCTCTCGCGCAGCGCGTTGCTCGGCTACACGTTTCGGATATTCGATACGTTGTGGGCGGCATGGGCTGGGTCGCGTGGGATGGGAACAAGTGGGCCAAGGACGTGGCCAACAAGCATATCTCCATCGTCCGCAAGGTCTGCGCGCAGGCGTCCTCTGAGGCGCTGGCGGCGATCAGCAGTGTCCCTAAGGCCGAGCGGATCGCGCAGCGTGTGGCGTCCTATAATGTGATCTCGAACGTGGCGAAGCTGGCGGCTGTCGAGCCGATGATGCAGGCGACCACCGAACAGCTGGACGCGGACATCTATATCCTCAACACCAAGTCGGGGATGGTGGACCTGAAGACAGGCGCGCTTCTGGCGCATGATCGTTCTCGCATGTGCACAAAATGTACATCGGTCGAGGCGGACTTCAGCAAGCCAGCCCCGCAGTGGCAGGCGTTTCTCAATGAGGCGTGCAACGGTGATGCTGAGATGATCTCTTACCTTCAAAGGTTGGCTGGCTATTCGGCAACGGGTAGTACCAAGGAGCATGTGCTTGCCTTCGCCCACGGGTCCGGCGGCAATGGCAAAGGGACGTTCCTTGGAGCCTTAGGCAATATCCTTGGCGATTATGCCACCGTGGCCAGTGCGGACGTCTTCTTGGCGTCGAACAATCAGCGTCACCCGACAGAGTTGGCGTCGTTGATGGGGGCACGGCTTGTGCACGCGCAGGAGATTGACCCGTCACGCAAGTGGGATGAGGCCAAGGTCAAGAGCCTGACCGGCGGGGACAAGATCAGTGCGCGCTTCATGCGGCAGGACTTGTTTGAGTTCCAGCCGCAGTTCACGCTTGTGATCGCGGGGAATACGAAGCCAGAGATTACCAACGTCGATGACGCCATGCGGCGTCGTATGCACCTCATCCCCTTTGAGACCAAGCCTATCCGCAAGGACGTGGACCTGCCCGATAAGCTGAAAGAGGAGTATCCGGCGATCTTGGCGTGGGTTATCGAGGGTGCCAAGATGTGGCTGGCTGAGGGGTTGAACGCACCAACGGCGGTTCTCCAAGCTACCGAGGATTATCTCGCAGGAGAGGATGCCTTGGCCCGCTGGATTACCGAGCGTTGCGTGGCCGCGCCCGATCATGAGATGGGCACGAACGAAGCGTTCAATGACTTCCGTGACTGGTGCAGGGACAACAACGAAGCCAAGGGCAGGGACTGGTCGCAGCGTAAGTTTACCGCAGAGATGAAGACGCATGGCTATGACCACACAAAAGATCGGGCGACACGTACGAAACGTGTGTTCCGTGGCCTTGAGCTTCTCATAGGCGATGAGGACTATATGGTCATTGATGCCATGACCGAACCGTCGGCGGAGGATTTCTTCGGCATCGAGATTAACTTGAACGGGCGTGATGTCGGCGAGGAAGAAGCATGACACGGCCCGGCGAGAAAGGATGTGACGCAGTGGAAGGCAGAGACTTTGTTCGGATTGAGGATGTGCTTCGGGATACTGCTTTGAGGAATGCGGTTGCGCAGGCAGATGCCGTAAATAGCCCAGCACATTACAACCAAGGTGGCATCGAAGCTATCGAAGGGATCGAAGCGTCGATGGTTCCTGAGGCGTATGCTGGCTATCTCAAAGGGAACATAATGAAATATTTATGGCGCTACGAGAAGAAGGAGAAGCCGGTTCAGGACTTGAAAAAGGCCCGATGGTATCTTGACAGGCTCATCTCGGCGTTGGAGGGTCAGAATGATTGAGGGGGCATAAAGCCCCCTCTTTTTTATTACGGGAAACAGACTTCCCAACGGCCGGTGTCGCCACCGCAGCTATGGTCTGGCCCTACCCAGCTAATACTACCCGGCCAGCAATAGCCGAAGTCATAGCCGAGCCGGAGTTGTATCTCCCGATCATGAGCCGCAGCCTCGGCGGCTAGGTCCGCGTCCTCCCGCTTGTCGTAGTATCTCCAGCGAACCTTGCAGCCGGTTTGAGATGCTTGATGTGCGGGCGCGTTTGGTTCGGCCCAATCATACTTGGTCATTTTATTCTCCCTTTCAAAGAACGGACGAGGGGTTGTTGGCTCCCTCGATCCGCGTTTGCATTATGGGGACACTTGACCTAATTGTCAATCCGCAGATGATACCGAGTTGGTTTGATTATTAATACCAAGTTGGTTTAATTGTACAAATGCGTCATGCGCAGCAGTGGCTTCGTCCATCGTCTTATATCGGCCAACGCGGATACGTTGACCGGCCTTCTGAACCTTTACCTCCCAACGATCACGGGTCTTATCGTAAGACACGCCCCGCGCTCCGGTCGTGTTGTGAGTGTAAAGGGATTGATAGTCGTGGCGTCTTGTTACCATGTTCGGCCTCCTGTTAAAGACCTGTCCCCAATACCATAGCGTCCCCCTATATCAATAGCAAAATGCAGATGGGGACATCTTCGGGACGGGTTTGAGAAAGTTCGGGACGGGTTCGGGACGGGTTCGGGACGGATAAATATGAGGACTTCTGCGGCTCGGGACGGAAGGGACGGATAATTCTGACATGATTGGCTCTCACGACAGTAACAGTGTTACCCATGTACATTTTACAATGTTACATAACGTAGGCCAACTAATGGTCGCTCAAACCCGTCCCTTCCGTCCCGAGCCGCCTAAGAGCTGGGTTTTTGCCGTCCCCGATTTGTCCCCAAAGCGTCCCGAACTTTTCAAACCCGTCCCGAATGGCAGTTTTCCGTTAATCGTCGTCAAAGGGGTCCGGCAAGTCGTCCGCATCGAGGTTATGGGAGCCGACTTGCTTGACGGGTGTGACGTCGATGGTGATCTCTGGATCATGCGGATTGGAACCATCGTGGTTTGAGCCGCCTTGGTTT